TTAGCTGTGTCTGGTAAAGATGGTCATATCACTTATGATACTCCTATTACCGATGATGTAATTGGTAGTATTAGTGAAGATGAAGTATCCGAAATCTTAGAAAAAATTCAAAATTTATAATATATGTCAAACGAAAGACGAGTAATTAAAGAAACTCCCAAAACAAATTTACAAATGAATATTCTTCCAAAGGAGGATGAAATTCGTGCAATCCAATACGATAATCCAGAAGTGGTAAAGCAAATCGAAGAACAATATCCTGAAACAACGGATGAGTTTAAGAGAATTATGTTTACCCAATATGAGTTATTTTGTATGAAACAATCTAATTATGGGCCGGGTAATATTTCGGTAGGAACTTCATTAGAAACCGAAGATGATGTTAAATTATCCCTAACCGGTCTATGGTTCAGAATTAATGATAAGGTTCAGAGATTGAAACAATTGGTGGTTTTAGGTAATAAAGACAACGTAGGAGAACCGATTGATGACACCTTTATGGATTTATCAGTATATGGAATTATTGCCCAAATCGTAAAAAATGGAAAATGGGCTAAATAATAATTGGTCATTTATTGAAAAAAAATTAAAAATAATCCGTTTTTTATTTGGAAATTCGGATTATTTTTTGTATCTTTGCTTTATAAGATTGAGAGATATTAAACTTTAAAACATAAAATTATGGAACAAAAAGAAAAAACAGCGTTGGGTTTACTTACTCCTGAACAATTAGACATAAAAGTGGGAGAATTAACGGTAAGAGAAAGACTTCATGTTTTACAGGGTGGGGATGTATCAATTCTTCGAGGAAATACCAATAGTTCAACTGGTACATCTCTTTTTGATTTGATATTTGGAGAAAGTTCCGAAATTGATATTGCCACATTTAAAAACATATCTAATAAATTAAAAGTTCCAACTAGATTTCAAAGAAAGTTTGTAAAAGATTTAGCAGGTCAACAATCGATAATGACTGCAATATTTCAAAACAAATTATTGAATCCATTATATTTTTCATTAAAAAGAACTGAAGGTATTATTGAAATCATAGATGGTCAGCAAAGATGGACAACTCTTCGTAATTTTGTAAATAATAAATTTCCTCTTGGAACTGATACGATTGTGATGGGTAGAAATGGTTTAAAAATAAATTTAGGAGGACTTACTTATAGTCAAATTGAAAACGAATTACCCGCAGGTGATGATTTACTTAATAAATTATTTAATGATATTTACCTACCAGTTGTATTTTATGAAGGAACTGAAGCTCAAATCAGACAAGAATTTATTAATTTAAATACTGGTGCAACTGGATTAAACAAAATTGAAATTTTATTGGCACATAATTCAAATGTTTTTTCATCTGCTAGAAAATATAACGATAAATATAATTGGGATGTATGTGGGATAGAAACTACAAGATTTACAGCTGCAGAATTAATTCTAAAATCACTTAGCTATCAACTATCAGGTCCAAAAAAGGTCACTATTCAAGATTTAAGAAATTTAGCTAACGTATCAATTCCAGCATCATTTGAGTCAACTATCAAAGATGTTGGTTCATTTATTGATGTTATCCCTACTACTGCTAGAAAACAATTTCAAAAAGGTTCAATTAGATTATTAATTTGGTTTTTAATTAATCTAAGAAGTGAATATAATGTTATAATAAAAGATTATGACAAATTTTTCCAATTCATCAACCAAATGTATTTGTCTATTCAAAAGTTAAAAGGAAAGATTGATGTTGGGACTGGTAAAAAGTATTGGTTTTTATATATGATTGCTCGAGATAGCTCGGATGTCATCACTACTCTTAGTAATGAAACTAACCTTTACTTAGATATGAAATTGAAAGAATGTGGTTCATGGAAAGTTTTCGCAGACGAAACTGGTATCCAACTTAGAGAATTAGAACGAAATGTTGGAAAACAGCAGAGATGGGAAATTCTTCTTAATCAAGATTCAATATGTCCTGAATGTGGTAAGATTGTTTATTTAGGAGATGATAATCACCACATCGATCACTATGCAGTGGGTGGTAGTAATTCAGTTGAAAACAGCCGAATCTTACATAAAAAATGTCACGATTTACATCACGCAAATGATAAAATTTCAGAAGTGGAAGAAAATGATGACGATGATATCGAAACAGATGATATTTAACATTTATATAAAATAAATTAGGTTATATCAAAATTTATTCGTATCTTTGTATAGTTAAAAAAGTTGATAATTTATTGAAAAACTTTATACGAAAATCGGTAAATCGTATATTTATATTTACACACCGCGAGTAGGAAAGACTCGTAAATAAAACCATAAAACAAATTAATTAATTAACCCGTAACTCTCTGACTATCAGTTAGTTACAACTTAAAACTTTAAAACAAGATGGCATTAGACATTAACGCAATCAGAGGTAGACTGAACAAACTACAAAACACACAAAAGAAATCGGATGCATTATGGAAACCAACTCCTGGCAAACATCAAGTCCGTATCGTTCCTTACAAGTTCAACAAAGATAATCCATTTATCGAACTTTATTTCCATTACAACGTAAATAACAAAACTTATCTTTCACCAATTTCATTTGGAAGACCAGACCCTATCGTAGAGTTTGCTGACAAATTGAAACGTATGGGTGATAAGGAAGATTGGAAAGCAGCTAAGGCAATGGAGCCTAAGTTAAGAACCTTTGTTCCTGTAATCGTAAGAGGTGAAGAAGGTGAAGGTATTCGTTTTTGGGGATTTGGTAAGACAGTTTATCAAGAAATCTTAGGATACATCGCAGATCCTGATTATGGTGATATTACTGATCCAATCGAAGGTAGAGATTTAACGGTTGAATATGTATCCGCAGAAGATGCAGGAACATCTTATCCAACAACTACATTAAGAGTTAAACCAAACCAAACACCAATTTCTGAAGATTCTACAAGAGCAACTGATTTTATTGAAAATCAAACTGCAATTACTGAATTGTATCAAGAATTATCTTATGATGAATTGAAAGGTGTATTGGAAAGTTGGTTAAATCCATCTGCAACAGGTGAAACTCAATCTGAATCAAAATCAGTTAGTCAAGAAGCAATTGCACCAAAACAATCTCAACCATCAGTTGATTTAGGTGGTTCAGTTGAAACTCCATCTGCTCCGGCAGTATCGCAAACTACATCTGATGTTGAAGCAGCATTTGATGATTTATTTAACTCATAATTAAAACCATTTTATGGCAAAGAAAGAAGAATTGGATTTAGCCGATATCCTAGCGGGTGAGCTAAATAAACAATCGAAAGACCAAAAGGTAGCATTCTTTTTGGATGATGATTCAACCCCTACAAACGTTGAGGGTTGGGTTTCAACCGGATGTGCAATGTTAGATGTAGCGATTTCAAATCGTCCTTATGGTGGTTTGCCAGTAGGTAGAATTGTTGAAGTTACGGGATTAGAACAAAGTGGTAAATCATTACTATCAGCCCACTTACTTGCGGAAACGCAGAAACAAGGTGGAGTTGCAGTATTGATTGATACGGAAACTGCAGTAAGTAGAGAATTTTTAGAAGCAATCGGTGTGGATGTGAAAAAATTACTTTATGTATCAGCAGATTCAGTTGAACAAATCTTTGACTTTACCGAAACAATCATTGAGAAAGTTAGACAAACGGATAAGAATCGTTTGGTGACAATCGTAACCGATTCAGTTGCAGCCGCATCAACAAAAACGGAGTTAGCAGCAGATTATGGTAAAGATGGTTATGCTACCGATAAAGCAATCATCATTTCGAAAGCGATGAGAAAAATTACTAATATGATTGGAAGACAAAAAATCTTATTAGTATATACTAACCAATTACGTCAAAAGATGAACGCAATGCCGTTCGGTGACCCATGGACAACATCTGGAGGTAAAGCCTTAGCATTCCACGCATCGGTAAGATTACGTTTGAAAGGAATGGGACAGATTAAAGTTAAGACAGGTGGTCAAGACAGAATCGTTGGTATGAAAGTTAGAGCACAAGTTGTTAAAAACAGAATGGGCCCACCATTGAGAGCAGCAGATTTTGATATTTTCTTCGATAGAGGTATTGATAATTATGGTTCATGGTTGACAGTGATGAAAGACAATAAGATTGTAAAACAATCAGGTGCATGGTATGAATATACCGATACGGATACTGGTGAAGTTATTAAATTCCAATCGAAAGATTTTGTTGATTTAATGACAAATAGAGATGATGTTAGAGAACAAATCTACAAAAAGATTTGTGAAGAAACCATCTTACAATACAAATCTGATACATACGATGTTGAAGATATGGAAATAGAAACATCAGGTCCTGGTATGGATGATTAAAACAAATTAAATGAAAGAACTATATAAAAATATTTTGAATTCGGTTGAACAAGAACGCAACCAAAATATCGATAAACATAAGAACTCAAGGGTTCTTATTATCGATGGATTGAACACATTTATCCGATGCTGGTCATCCATTCCTACAATGAATGATGATGGTGACCACGTTGCCGGAGTAACTGGTGTTTTGAAATCAATTGGTTACGCAATCAGACAAACTCAACCGACAAGATGTATTATTGTGTTCGATGGTAAGGGTGGTTCGCAAGAACGAAAGAAAAAGTTTAGTGGATATAAGGCAGATAGAGATAAGAACAAACTCCGAATCAATCGGCAATATGCTGATTTTATGACAGAAGAAGATGAAAGAGAATCAATGAAACGCCAATTCGTTTGGTTGAATGAGATTCTTAATCATCTACCGGTTACAACTATGATTTATGACGGAGTTGAAGCTGATGATGTTATGGCTTATATCGCTACTCAACTTCTAAAAGAAGACGAACAGGCGGTAGTTATGTCAACTGATAAGGATTTCCTACAATTAGTTGATGATAAAACTATCGTCTGGTCACCCACCAAAAAGAAAATTTACAATAGAAAAGCAATTAAGGAAGAATTTGGTATTGAATCTAAAAACTTACTCCTATATCGTGTATTAGAT